CAGTGCCGGTTGGCTGGCGTCGTACACGCCGCGCACACGCAGCGACTTCACAAGGCCGTCAATGCGGTCAGACAGAATGTCCAACTCCATCGCCTGATCTTGGTACAGCACAAAGTCTGCGACGGGTACCAGCGTGTCGCTTGTCGTCGTCGCGTACAGCGGTTTGGGGCACGGGAAAAAGCCTTCAACGCCGAGTGGGTCATCGCGTTCGTCGATGATCTCGGGCATCCCCTTGCTGAACCAATAGACCTTTTCGGTTTCCTTGTCCCACAACTCGCAAATCTTGGCGCGGTTGTATAGGCGCTTATTCTCGTTGTACGCGTTGAGCGGCTCTGGGCCTTGGTCAAGCGGTATCTTGCGTGCGACTTCATCGCCAAAACGTTCTGCAAGCGCCTCACGGGTCATGTACACCCAACGCCATACGCAAGAGACTTCTTCCCACGTCCGCGCCGTGCTGTGCCCAAAATCGCGCCAGTGGACGTAATCCACCGGGGCGCATTCGTATTCAATTTTCTCCATTGGGGGCGGGGCACCCTCGCCCTGCTCAATGTTCGGCGTGATGCTGACGCCATCATCCTCAAGCCCGATGGGGGCGGTATGCGGCTCGTAGCGCAACCATGCCGTACCACGACCGCCGAGGAACCGATCCTCAACGCAGTGGTTCATCGTGGCGCGGTAATCTGGGTAATGCTCAATCTCAAAGTCGATGGCGCGTTCGATCAACTGCGAGGCCACGCGGCCCACGGGGTCGTTGTCGCCAAAGCGACGGCTGATGTCGGCTTTCGGCAGTTTGGCGTACACGGCAGGCTTCAGCGTCTGCACGTTTGACCACAGGATGTTGAACTTGGCGCTTTCCGTCAGCGTCTGCCCACGCGTGTCGTCACGGTACCGCTTGATGATCTTTTTGGTACGCGCCGCCCACTTCGCAAACTCGCTGTCGTACTGCCCGATGATGCGCAGGTAACGGTCAAGTTTTGGTTGCACCATTGCGTCCATCAGTCTTTCCCCTTGTTGCGCTTGCTGATGGCGGCGGCCTTACTTTTAGCCTCTGCCTTGCTGCCAGCGCCCCATGCCTTGAGGGCGAGCGCAAGGCGCGTGGGCTCGCCGTTCTTCTCCATCGGCCCCGGCATATTGCCCATGCGGGCAAGGAACGAGGCGCGGCGCGGGTTGTCGCCTGCCTTCACCGGGGGCTTGAGCGTGCCACCCGTCTCGGCCTTGTAGGAAGCGCGGCCCTTTGCGTTGAGGCCGCCCTTTGGGTTCTTGCCCTCACTACGCTGCCACGCTGCGCTCATTTGTTTTCCTTCTTCGCCGTCTTTGCAGACTCACGAAACGCCTTTGCAGTAGGCGCACCGGGGTCGCCGGGCTTACGCATACGCTCGCCAGAGCCAGCCTTGATGCGCTCCTGTTTGGCGAGGACGTTTGCGTACAGACCGGCCTTTCTCATGTGTAGGTGCTGAACAGGCCGACAACGCGGCAGTTAGAGTTACCCGAGCAGGTGGCGGTGATTGCGCCCTTGCTTGCCACTTCCAACGGGATCACATACACGCCAGCGGCCTGCGTGGCGGGGATGCGTACCAGTTCGGTACCGTTGTCACTCACTACAACAGTCGCTTCAGTGTTGCTGGCGACGTTAACCACGACGCTGTGGATGTACGCGCCCGCAGCAGCAAACGTCGTCGTAGAGGTTGCGGCCACTGCAACATAGTTGTTGCGCACTGGACTAATCGCGGTCATATCCTTGCCCTCCTGCTCACCGTGCGGTCATGCACTGCCCACATATCGTTGAGCGTCACTGTATTGCCCGGCCCGACCATGAGCGGCTTTGGCTCCAAAGTCGGGGTCTTGTCAGCCTGCTCGGCGTATGATACCGCAAGCATACGGAAAGCGTCACTAGGGTGTGATGTCCAGTCGTGGCGCGGGGACTGGCGGTATGCCTTCTTATCCTCATCGTACTCGCGCTGGTACTGGCGCAGCGCCTCAATGCCCTCGCGGCAGCGTTCTGCGTCAAACCACACTTGCGGCAGGATCAACCGAACCGCTTGGATGCCGCTTTGCACGCCAATGTCGGGCACCACAGCCAGTTTGGCGATGTCCAGATGGGCGGCCAACTGCTCCACGATGCTTTTGCCTGTCTGCAGGCTCTTGGCCCGGGCGTCGTGCGGTAGGTAGTGTCGAGCGTACTTGTACGGCTTGCCCGTAACCACGGCCGCAATGTCATGAATATCCTCGCCACTCACGGCGTAAAAGTCGATGACGCGGATTTCCCCGCGCCCGAGTTGGTAGAACCAAACAGCCGTGTCGTCGCGGTAACCCAAGTCCCATGCCGTAAACACAGGCAGTCCGGTGTCGTGCGGGACATGGCAGATGCGGCCTTGATCCTGCGCCTCGCGCATCTCTTTGCCAAAGAACGCGCCTTGGATGGCTGCCTCAAAACTGCACTCGTACTCTTGCAGGTATTGATCCTCGGCCAACTGCGCCCGGGCGGCGGCAAGTTCACCCGGCGGGAGCAGGCCAGAGGTAGAGGCGGGCAGGCGCAACAGGAACCACTCGTTCGGCAGGCGCTGGGCTGTCTCGTAGATTTCCCAAAAAGCGTTTTTCCCTTTGGGCGTGCCCCCAAATACGCACCAACCCTGCTTGTCGCTCAAACTTGGCCGCAAAACGTTGCCAAACACGCTCGGCCGGAAGTCGCCGTATTCGTCAAGGTACAGCCCGTCAAACCCGAGGCCGCGCATGGCATCTGCGTTGTCAGCGCCGAATAAGCGTATCTGGCTGCCGTTCATCAGCGTCAGCGTCAGTTCCTGCTCATTCTTCGTCTCGGTAATCGGGGCAGCGAACTCTTGGAAGTATTGCCATGCCACGGCTTTGGCCTGTGAGCGGTACGGGGCAACGTAGCCGAACAGTCCCCGCTGGCCTTGGTAAGTGATGGCGGCGCGGATGATGTCGTTGACGGCGGCGACTGTTTTACCTGCGCGACGATGGGCGACTAGGCAGGCCCAGCGTTGGCGACGGTTGTGGAAAGGCATGAAGGCGTGCCGAGGGTTGTACGGCAACAGCACTTCCCTCACTTCGGCTCGCCCCACCGTATGACCCACTCCTGCGGGCCTCCGTCCTTGCCGGTGGTCTCAATGCGAGCAAGTTTCGGGACGTGATATTCGACCACATCCATCATGCACTTCCATGCGGCTTCTGCGCCTTTGGTCTCGTAGATTTCGTCCAGCCAGATGTTGAGCCTGTGGGCGTTTCCGTCTACGAGCCGGGCGATGGCTTCACGCGCTTCCGCAGTAGCCTTGTTGGGCGATCCTTTGGGTCTTGGCATGGCTTATTTATACACTAATGAAACAATAGTTAAAGTATGCCCGTTATTTGATTAATTCGTTGATGGGAACGTCATACGATTTGTAGGGAAAAGTAGCGCGGCGTTGTTCCATTGTCATGCCGCGTCGGGCTTGCGTTGCTCTTGCCTCGGCTTCGCCAGCAAGGCGTTTGTACTGCTCCCGAGGGTCTGCCGAAATTTCCAAAGACTTTAGTTTTTTCATCAAAGCATTAATTTCGGGGTCGGCAAACGTTTCGGGCTTGCCGCGTTCCATACCGCTAAACACGAATTCAGCGTCTTTGTATTTTTTTGCAGCCACATTTGCAATTTTGTTGCGTACCCAATCAATCGTGCTTTCCCGAACGTCTTTTGACATAACGGGGAATTGATCTGGGTTACCCCCTCGGCTGAAACCTTCTTTTTGTTGCACGGCGTGTTGCAGTTCGTGCGCCATCACCGATTTCATTTCATTACGGTTCTTGCCAGACACCATTATTTCGGGATCACGCCCGACGTAACCACCTTCCGCTGGTAAGCGTGGCGAGTAGTATCCGGCCTCTGGCACATCCGGTTTATAACGCACCGTCGTCAGCGTTTCTTCCATGATGTCTGGATAGGCTTTACGCATGGCGGGATGCAATACGGCTTGGTTTACGTCATAGGCGCGGGATCGGCCACCCTCTAATCCAAATTTCGGCTTAAACGCCATTTCATCTGGGATTTCTTGGCGTAGTTGCCCGTCTGGCCCACGGAAAGTACCTGTTTCTTGCCAAATTTTTTCGGGTTCCGCGCCAGCGGCTTCTAACTCCTCGGCACGTTTAGCAGCATTGGCGTCCCATGTTCTTGCCGATTTACCGATAAAGATTTCGGCGCGGGTTGGGTCATAACGCTTTAGCAGCCCTGCGAGTTTCCCGCCCGGGACGGCGCTTGCGGCTGCCATTGCCATGCCCGCTTCGTCGTCCGCCCGTCTGGCGCGTTCAAAGTCGCGTGCGGCAATGGCGGGGCCGACGCCCGGGATAAGGCTTGCGCCCGTCTCCACGGCGATGTCGGCTAGGTCTTGCTCTTGGGGGTCTAGCGAGGTGGCCCGCTCGTACCGCTTGCGTAAATCAGCCTTGTCCCCAAGGTATTTGAGGGCGGCAGCAACCTGCTCGCGGCGCATTGCCATTTACTTGAACCTATCCAACTTGTAAACAAGGCTGGCGATCTCGCCCACGATCTCATCCACGATGTTCTGCAGGTCGGTGTCTTTGGGCAGGTCGCCTCGGATGCCCTTAACAAACTTCAGCAAACTCTCGGCGTAGGCGGCCGCGTCCTTTTGTACCTTGAACCCCTCGGGGTAGTCGTCCAGCGGGATGATGCCGTGGTGGCCTTGATACGCCTCGGCGTACTTGTCGGCCAAATCCACGATGTTTGAGTAGTAATGACCAAGTGCCTTGTGGGCGGGGTATGAGGCCGTCTGCAAATGAAGGAAGTGGGCTGCCGTGCTGCTGTGCAGTAAAACCCCGACAAATTCCGCTGCGTCTTTATGCGACATAGTAC